GGTTGAAATATAACGACTAATGGCTAACTTACAGGATATAACAAATAGAAGTGAAGTAGGCGCAATTAAGCCTTGGACTAAAGCAACTGCTCCAGCAGGTTATGTATTGTGCGATGGTGCGGCAATTTCAAGAACCGATTATGCAGATTTATTTGCTGTAATTTCTACAACTTATGGAGCAGGAAACGGATCAACAACTTTTAATGTACCTAACCTTGAAGGTAAAATGCCACAAGGTTATGATGGTAATACTTATAATTTAGCAGGAACTGGTGGTGCTAATACCGTAACAGTTTCTTTAACTAATAACCAAGCTGCTACAAGCACTACAACTAATAACCAAGCGGTTACAGTAACAGGTTCTATTAGTAATACATCTTTAACAACTGCTCAATTAGCTTCTCATAGTCATCCAGGTGGTGCTAGCTTTTCACCAATAGGATTTGCACCTAACCCTGGTTCAAGACCAGATCCTGCTGGTACAGGTAGTGCAGGTTCAGGAACTGGGCACAATCACGCTCATACTTTATCAGGAACATTAACTGGAACAGTGGCTGTATCAACTAATTTAACAGGAACTGTAACAGGATCAGGAACAAATTCATTTTCACCTTATGTGGTGGTTAACTATATTATAAAGCATTAGGAGATACACATGGCAACACAAATAGTAATATCAAATGGAGACTCAATTAAAATAGATGACTCTTATCATATTGAGTGGGCTGATAAAGGTAAAAATTGGGTAGACGCTTGGTGTCCAAACACTGTTCACGCAGTTATTTGGAATAATTTAACAGGACAAAATGAAATTCAAAGCAAAGATGCTTCTACTGGAATGATGACAGGAAATACTAATTTAAGTGCTACTAGCGATGCTGTAGGATCTACTACTATTGCAGCTTTATTAACTTGGGCTGAAACAAGAAAAGGTCAAATAAACACTGCTATAACAGCTTATAATGACGCAGGGTCTCCCGCAGATAAAACCTGGATAGACTACGATTCTAATTACTCTTAATTTCTTCTTCAATATCTGAATAAGGACCATTTACATCAACATAATGAATAAATAATTGGTGATGCCAATATTCTTTTGGTTGATTAAAAATAGGTCTCCAATGTTCTATTTCACAACCTTTATAAATAACTCCGTCTCCTGAATTTATAACTATAGGTATATCTCCCATACACAAAGGCCATTTGTAATCTTTATCTTTATAAAAATATTTTAAAGTTATTGATGCACTTATTTCACATTGACTTCTGTCTACATGTTTTTCAAGTTCTGCACCTCCAAGGTAAATTCTATTATAGGAATATATTGGTTTTAATTTTAAATTTGTTTCTTTTTCCATAATAGGAAGTAAATAATGAACGACATGCTTATATATTTCTGAATCCATTGAATGATAAGAAGAAGAAAGAGGTACTTGATCATCTCCTTTTGTAAAATTTTTTAAACTCCATGAGCTTAAATACTCAACCATATCGCTTGACAACATACCTTTAACGTATTTGTATTTATTTTTTTCTAACGTATCCATGTAATTATTGCATGTCGTGTACCATTAGATACAGGTGTAATTGCATGAGGAAAACAAAAGTTACTAGGAAAAACTACAGCACTTCCTTTTTTCTTTTGTACAGTATATTTGTGTTCTCCTTCAAAAAATACAAAATCACCACCCTCATAATCATCATTTAATACTAATGAAATACTTAAAACTCTTGGATACAAATCAAAATGATCAACATGTGTTTTATATTCACCCTTTTCACTACCTAAATATACTAAATGTTGATAACCTGTATCTTCGCAAGTCAATCCTGTGTGAAAAAAAGGATGTTTTTTTCCATAAGTTTTTAATATTTCACCTACACGCTTAAATATTGATTTTTCAAATTCTTCATTTAATTTTTGAACATAACATTTTCTTGCAGCTCCTATCTTGTTTGGGTCAACATAATCATCTCCTATTGTAGCTCTATCCCACTCTTCTTTTTTATAACTTTTAACTATATTACTACATAAGTTTTCGTCTAAAATATTATCAAATCTTTCAATATAAGAAGTTATATCTCTCATTTAAAACTCTTCTTTTTCCAAAACATATTTTTATACCTATCTATCCATTTACTATTTAAAAGATCTAAAGTTTTACCATGTAATTTTTCTTTATAAAAACCAGACCACATCTTCCATGATTCACGTTTAAATGGAACTATTTGTACCATAGGTTCACCTTTTTTAATTAAAAACTGTTCATCTCTTTTTTTTAAAATAAAAGGAAAATTAATTACATTTACATATGTATCCGTGTCTACTACACCTTCAATAATTTTCCATCTTTCTTCTAATCTATTCATTGGATGTATAAACAAACAACTATAACCAGGAGGTGTTTTTATTAACCATTTGTTGTGAAATTTTCCTGCATGTTCTCCTGTTGTTTTACGCCACTCTTCTGGTAATTGAGTTTTATTATGAAATCCAAAATCGCTTGGTTCTCGATTAGCGGGAGTAACTGAAAAATCATTTTCAACAGGGTCAACAAGATAATCTTGATCAAAAGGTAAAATATAACCCATGGTTAAGGAATCTAAAAACGGCATACAAGTTTTAACTGTAGGTTTGTGTAAATTATTTTCAGTGTGTCTTTTTAATTTTTTATATTCTGAAGGAATAAAAAGAGAAGCTGCTTGGGGATGAGGCCATACGTCTGCCATGCTTTCGTTAGTTGCACAAAAAGTTATTTTTTTATTCCACATTTTTTTCTACAAAATTAAATGACATTGATCTTCTTATTGCTCCTTTTATTTTTGTTTTAAAAGGCATTACAAAATGTTGATGTTGTGCTTCAAAAATGTAAAAATCTCCTGTTTTAGGTTCCATCCAAATACTGCCAATTCCATCATGAGAAATAAAACCTAAATTACCATCTTTAAATTTATGTGGATCTTTAGCATCATTTACAAACTCAGGCACTTTTAAAAACAAAACAGTAGACCATCCTGTCCCATTATGATGAGTATGAGGAGGGTTATATTCTCCTTCTTTCATATCGTTTATCCAACAACTAAGAATTTGTAATGGTTTTTTCTTTTGTATTAAATTAACTTTTTCTAAAGTATCTACATAGTCATGCATACAATCTACTAGATATTTTGATATTTTTGTTTCTTCTAAAAGATTAGTAAATTGTAATTCAGAATCTAATCTACCTGCTAATCTAGGACCAAAGGAAGGTAGTTTGTCTTTCCACTTTTCATACTTATTATTTAAATCGTCGATAGCCTCTAAAGGTAAACTATAAGATTTTACTATTCTACCAAATACGTTTGTTTGTGCTTTCATTCTTTTTTCTTCCTCTTTCATAACATAAATTCTATGTCAAGAAAACAATTATAAAAAGATTGCTTGATATATTACACACACATGTTTAAATTAGATCTCACCCAAAATTTAAAAATCAGGAGATATTATGGAAAATCAAGAAGTATTGAAGGCTATAGCTACCCTTGCTGATAAGGTGAGTCGCTATCATGAACGTTTATTAACAGTAGAAAGAGAAAAAGAGAAATTAGAGAAAACTTTATCAGAGCATTTAAAAGGATGTGGTTGTCATAATACTTCTCATGAACAAGTAATATTAAACGGTAATTCTGCTGATATGGAATGTGAAGCTTGTGGTGCTTAGGTAAAAAAATTACAAATTGAATATCTAAAAGAACCTCCACCTTGCCATTGTAAAGGAGCATGATAAACATCCGAAGAAAAAAATATTGCTCTATTTTTTATAAAAGACGCATGAGAGTTTAATTTTACTTCTAAAGTTTTTTTATCAATAACATGATAAAACCCTGTGCCATTATTTGTTACTTCTTCCCCATGCATATAAATTAAACATTGATGAGTACAACCATTTCCTGAATCTATATGTGGCCTGGCTTTATCGCTTGCTCCAACCATAGTGTAATAAGTTTCTAAAAACTTTGTAATTTTAAAATAAAATTTTTCTTTAATTAATTTAGTAATTAATTTTTGAACATCACAATCATTAGGAATATAATGAGTATGCCAATAAGCTCCTTTGTGTGCTTTTCTATGAAAATCATCAGGAGGATCATATTCAGCAGCAATCATTTTTTGAACTATTTCATTGTAAATATTTTCTTCAAAAAAATTATCTTGAATAAATATTTTTGACATTAATCTTCTTGAGTACCTAACATTTCAGCTAATGAAGGCGCAAATATTTTAACATCTCGTCTAATGTGTTCTTCTTTAGTCTCCGTACCAGGATCATCAATATCATTTTTTACTTCTTCTTCAGAAGAGTATTCATAACC